GGAGCTAAGTGATCAACACCCACTCCCTCAAGCTATCCTAAAAGTACGACAACTAGGAAAGATACAAAGCAGTTATGTTTCGAAAATTCTGCCCGAGCTTGACAAAGATTGTAGGATACGTACCAACTTTAATCTTATATTTACTACTTCTGGACGTTTGTCTAGTTCTGGGAAGTTTAATGCGCAGCAAATTCCCCGAGACGACCCGATTATTAAAGGCTGTATTGCGGCCCCGGAGGGCTATAAGATAGTATCACAAGACTTGGCAACAGCAGAGATGTATTACGCCGCTGTGCTAAGTGGCGACAAAAACCTCCAAGCGGTATTTAGTAGCGGCGGAGACTTTCATAGCACAATTGCAAAGATGGTATTTGATCTACCCTGCGCAGTAGAAGACGTTAAAAAGCTGTACGGCAGTATGCGCCAAAGTGCAAAAGCTATTAGCTTTGGTATTTTGTACGGATCAGGCCCACAAAAGGTATCAGACACAGTTACAAAAGCAACCGGTGAGTATTATGGCATCGATCGCGCTAAAGAAGACATTAAGTCATATTTTACTAAGTTTAATAAACTAAAAGGTTGGTTGGACTCTCGCAAGAAGTTCATTGAGACTAACGGCTACACCTACAGTTTCTTTGGTCGTAAGCGAAGACTAACAAATGTATTTAGTGCAGATAAAGGAATTGCAGCACATGAAGTACGATCAGGAATCAATGCAGAAGTTCAAAGTATTGCTTCTGATGTTAACCTGTTGGGCGCTATGGACACGGCTGATGCAGTGGCAAAACTGGGTCTGGATGCGAAAATATTTATGCTAGTACACGACTCCATTGTTGCTATCGTCCGTGACGACCATGTTGACGAGTATTGCAAGGTTCTAAAGCACTATACTCAGTTAGACCGCGGCTGTAGCATAATGGGAACACCTATTGGCACAGATCAGGACGTAGGTCAAGACTACAGCTTTAATAAGTTTGATGACAGGTATACACTACAAGACAGTATACTAATACGAAATGAAAGATAAATATGTTTGATATTGAAGAATTAAAAAACTCTACAGATTTTAATTTAGAGTGTACTAAAGAATTTACTACTGAAGACGCAGACTATGCCCAGATCTTAGCCACTAATGCACCATATAGACTATTAGCATATATTGCTAATAAGTACAATAACATAACAATTTATGATATTGGTACCTACCGTGGATTATCCTCACTAGCACTATCTACAAATCCTAATAACGATGTAGTTAGTTACGATATTGTTAATTACTTACGTGTTACTCCTAAAAGTAATGTTCAGTACAAGATCGGTAACTTTTATGAAGACACAGAGTTATTGAACTCACCGCTTATTTATTTAGATATTGATCCACATTGTGGTCTTGCGGAAACAAAGTTTTTCAATTGGTTAATTGAAAATAACTATAAAGGTACTGTTGTCTGTGATGACATTAATCTAAATTCAGGCATGAAAAATTTCTGGCAAAATATTCCTACAGAAATAGAAAAGCATGACGTAAGTAATTATGGTCATAATTTTGGTGGAACAGGAATAGTATTTCTTAAATGAACGAAATAGGTCTGGCTAATTTATATTGGCCAATCTATCGCATTGACCGCTCAAAGCCTATTGTAGACGATAAAGTATCTTACTTTCTATTTGCAAAACCAACAGAAACAGATGCTTTATCTTACAAGATTCTTTTTCTAGATGACCGTAACATAAAAAATCAATCTCTTGGCGCTCGTCGGTTAGTACTAGAATCCGCAGGAAACAGTCTTTTCAAACTAAAGACTGCTATATTTTTCTTATCAGATTTGATAAAATTAGCGCAACCTAACGTATGGTTTATTGATTCTGTAGGTACCTTATTTCAATACACTAAAACACGCAGAGTTGCCCTAGTCTACAAAAAGATTGCCAAGATTATTCCTATCAACACTGGTGGTTGTATAGTAGAAGTAGAAGGACTCTCTGAACGATTTAAAAGTTATAGACTGCCCGAGTTAAGTAGTACTCCTTATGTAGGATTGTTACAGGATAACCATTCACACATACTATACGGTTTTTACGACAAACTATACAAAAATACTAACAGAATGATATGACACAAAAAGTAGTTCTTAGTAACCGACTTTACTTTAGACCAGAGTCTGAGGAACATCAGAAGCAGATTATAAATGAGTTAACTTATCGTATTGAACTAAAAACAGGTCAAAAAGGCAAGTACAAAACCATTGAAGTTATTAAGAACTACAAATTAATGCCAGGTGGTATTATTTCGATCCCACAAGGCCGCATGGATTTGATCCCAGAAGACCATGAGCTAGTTGACAAACGAGTAACAAATTCAGTTCCTTTCCCACTCCCGCGCGTTCCACTTCGTGCCGCGCAGGTTCCTGTGTTTGAACAAGTCACAGACTCCTGTTTCATAAATGCTAAAGTAGGTTGGGGTAAGACTTTCACGGCCTTAAATATTGCACGCAAATTAGGCCAAAAGACCCTAATTATCACTCATACTGCAATGTTGCGGGATCAATGGCGTGATGAGGTTATCAACCTATTTGGCATGGAACCTGGCATCATTGGATCTGGACTTTTTGATATTGAAGATCATGCTATAGTAATTGGTAACGTACAAACTGTAACAAAGGTACTGCCTCAAATACAGAAAGAATTTGGAACAGTAATACTAGATGAAGCTCACCATGTTCCAGCAACTACCTTTTCCAGTATTATTGATGGTATTTATGCCCGATATCGTATTGCTTTGTCTGGTACGATGCTACGAACTGATGGTAAGCATGTAATCTTCAAAGACTACTTTGGCCCAACGTTAATTCAGCCGCCGCAATCTGATACCATGAATCCAGTAGTAAAACTAATACCAACTGGTATTAGCCTACCAACCCAACTACCTTGGGCGCAAAAGATAAACAAACTTTTATACGACGAAGATTATCAACAATTTGTTGCTGCACTAGCAATAACACAAATCCTAAATGGTCATTCAGTATTAATTGTAGCAGACAGAGTAGAGTTTCTAACTAACGTAAAGGAATTAATCGGTGCAAATTGCGTACTTATTACAGGCGAAACAGATTACGACACCCGCAAATCCCTCATCGCAAGCGTCGAAACCGGAGAAGCTTTGTGTGTTGCTGGTTCCCGCCAAATCTTCTCCGAAGGAATCTCAATAAATCGTCTGAGTTGCGTCATACTAGCAGTTCCAACGTCCAATCCCATTTCTCTAGAACAGATTATTGGGCGCATTATGCGTCAACACCCAGACAAACTAGATCCTGTAGTACTAGATTTACAGTTTAGCAGCGGACCTGAAAAACGACAAAACACAGCCCGCCAAGGTTTCTACTTATCAAAAGGCTGGAAAGTTACTAAGGTATGAATAATGTTTGATACGCCCCAAGTAGACGATGTAGATGTATTTGATAGTATAGCGCTAGAAGATCTTTGGTGTGTGGACAAATTAATACTATCAAAAAAATTAGGTTATGTTTGTGCACCTGCAGGCATACCACCACCAGTTCCTGGTACGTATGTAGTGCGACCCATTATAAATCTGAAATCAATGTGTGTTGGTACTAGCATGCAATATTTAGACTCAGATTCAATTCCAGATGGTTATTTTTGGTGTGAGGTTTTCACAGGCCGTCACCTTAGTTTTGACTACAACTGGGGTAAGCAAACACTAGCTGTCGAAGGTTTTAGAAGTGACCAAGCTCGACTAGATAGATTCAGCCACTGGTCACGAGTTCAAGATACTTTTGCGTTACCAGACTGCTTGCAGGTCATTGCTAACAAGTACGAATGGTTCAATGTAGAAGTAATTGGAACCAAAGTAATCGAAGTACATTTTAGATACAACGATGACTTCCAAAACCATAGTGCTAATACAATTGTGCCTGTTTGGAACGACCAGTTTTACGCCAGTCCTGCTGGAGACAGATTAGGATTCATGTTAATACATGACGAGTAGGCGCGATCAGTTAGTCAAATAGCTATAAAAAATTGATCTTGATGTTCACAATCAAAAGTGCTATAATAGATATTGTTGAGGGTTATAATGACTTGCTTTTTCAACTTAGAAATACTTGAACGAGAAGCTGGTACAGACTCAGAAAAGTTTTTGTGGTTATTATACTACCATCATACTAAGTCCATTCCTAAAAATTCTCGAGTAAAGTACAAGCCTAGCAAATATAATCTAAACGGAACAAGCTGGTTGTTAAAACCAGATCAACTATTTGAATTGTCAATCGACAACAACTACATAGTTCAATACATAAAGTTAGCCGCTAGACGTAGTTATTCCTTTTATAAGTTTTATGGAATCAAAACCCTAGATCGTAGTCTGTTTCCAGACCTAAACCTAGAAAATATAAAAACGAATCCGTTATTAAAAATCACTAACAATTTAATTTATTTCAAATACGAGGAAATCTAATCATGGCATTAGCATTTAATTCTACCAAGGGCAAGGCTGCAAAGAAGTCAGTTGAATCTTACGAGTACAAAGACGGCGATAACGTTGTTCGTCTATTTGGTGGTGTTCTGCCCCGATACGTGTACTGGGTAAAAGGCACTAACAACAAAGACATTCCAATCGAGTGCTTAGCCTTTGACCGTGAAAAGGAAAAGTTTACAAATACGGAAGTCGACCACGTTCCGAGCTTCTTCCCCGACAAGAAGTGCTCCTGGAGTTACTCAATCAACTGCATCGACCCACGAGACGGTAAGGCAAAGGCTCTTAATCTAAAGAAGAAGCTCTTTGAGCAGATCATGACTGCTGCTGAAGATCTTGGCGACCCTACTGACCCTGTAACTGGATGGAATATCGTGTTTAAGAAGCAAAAGACTGGCCCGCTGCCTTTAAATGTTGAGTATACCCTTCAGGTTTTAAAGTGCAAGCGGTCAGCACTTTCTGAAGAAGACCTAGCTACCATTGCAAAGGCAGAAGACATTGACAGCAAGTTTGTTCGTCCTACCGCTGACGAAGTGAAGGCCACACTAGAAAAGATTGTTAATGGTGCTGCGGAAGAAGAAGAAGGCACCGATGACTCCGCAGAAGCAGAAGCCGCTCGGGAACTAGGTTAATATAATGCCCCTATGGTTTGCCAATCATAGGGGCATTTTCATCGGATAAATATGAAAGAAGACTTAGTATATCGTTTACGTAAACGTGCTAATATTCGTCGTCAAATCCCAACACGTAAAAGTGTTATGGAAAACCAACCAGATCGTATTGCAGACTTGCTAGAAGAAGCTGCTGCTGAACTTGAGAAATTACAGTATGAGAATTCTATTCTGTGCAGACATACACATTAAACTATGACAAAAGAACGTTCCTGTGGAATGGGCTCGGAGTCGTTATCGTGAATTATTTAGTCAGTTAAAGACTCTACAGACTCAGTGTGATCTATTTGTTGTAGGGGGAGACATTTTTGACCGACTTGCAACAATGGATGAACTAGAAGTCTACTTTCAGTTCTTAGATACAATTGTTGTAGACACAATTATTTATGCAGGCAATCACGAGGCTGCAAAGAAGAACACGACGTGGTTGTCTAATCTAAAAAATATTACTACAAAAGCAAATCCCTTAGTCAGAATCATAGATGACTTTTATACATATAAAGGGGTTGATTTCGTTCCATATAATAAGTTAAAAGAACTAGAAAATACT